TTCATTCCCACAGTTGGAAAGAACATAAACGGGCGTAAACCAGGAAGACGTTGGATCAATCCACTAAGACCAGATGCCAAGGGAGTATCAAGGTTAAGTGCCATCTCATTGGTAGCATACTTAACAGCCTCATCTTTGATCATTCCGGTTTCATCAAACATTTGCTTATAGTACTTATCAGCAATAGGTTTGACGTTTTCTTTAGTAATAGGGTTACCAGCAGCGATCAGCTCATCCATAGCACGGAAACGGGCTTCAGCCGATGCATTAAACACACCAGTAAATCCATCCAATGCCGTCATAGCATTAGGACCAAAACGAAGAACAGGATCCTTAGCAAGGTCATTTAGCATCTCAATTTGGTTCACAATGTACTGCAAACCTTCATTACCTTCAGCTGCTTGTCTACGTGCAGAAGTTTGTAAAAACTCCATTTGCTTTTCAGATTGAAGCAGCAAATCAAGTCTAGTTGCACCACGAACAGCATCAGGTTCTCGTGAAGCCTTCATAAATAGACTACCAGCATAAGGTAGAGCACGTTTCAAGGTTTCTCCAAGAGAAGTGTAGGCGACCCAACCACGTTGAACTGCTTTAAAATCTTTGTCCAGCATAGCACCAGCAAAGTGGGAAACAGGTTGAGAAATGATTCCACCAAAGTTACCAACAAGTGCTTGGATAGGAGTCACAAATGCAGACAGCATACCGTTATAAATAGTAGACCACACACCAGCAACTAGTTTGTTTTCTACTTCAGGATTTAAATTGATAAAAGCTTTACCCAGATCCAGAGTTTGACCTGAGATCCAGTTATTCATTTTAACAATGGTATCAATGCTACCGTCAGTAACCTCATAAGCCATCAAGAACTCTTCCATCAACCGTGGTTGGTTGTAGGCAATCTGACGCAAAGTGTTGGCAAACCGTTGGGAGTCTTGGAACACCTTTTGTGCTACTTCACCAGCCTGTTCAACAGAAGCAGCGTTGTAACCTTCGATGTTCTTAAATCCGTTTTTAATAAATTGAATTAGATTAGCTTTACGGTTCTTGTAGTATTTAGCAGAACCAGATAATTGAGAAAGATATTGCATCAAATCAATAACCTTCTCTTGTGCTGCTTCAACCCCAGCAGTACCTTCCATCAAACGGCTACCTTCTGCAAGGTCAGCAATACGTCCAGACAAGGAACCAGCCAGCAACGATTGAGCACGTGCCACATCCATGCTAGTAAGCTCCGAACCAAAGCCCCGGAGAGCCTTAGCAGCCATAGCAAACCCTTCTTCTGCAAGAACCTCTTTACCAGAGGCATCACGAGTCATGTACGGTTCAAGGATTTGACGTACTTCAGTTTTACTCATGCGAGGATCAAACAACTGGATAGCAAGATCTTCGTTTGCATCAATTACATCGTCAAACGTGACTTTCCAGTTAGCACCTTCCATACCAATACGACCGGCTTGATGGAGCTGATCAGCAAGACCAAGAACAATGTCTTGAGCATTCTCACCACTACGGAGAGCATACTTAAGAGCAGGTTCAGAGATCATATTACCAATACGACCATCAACAGTATCAAGGTTTCGAGCAATACGTGCTTGGTCAATAGACGCGCCAACAACACCAAAATCATCTACAGTACGAACACCAAGTTCACTGTAGTCAAACATGTCATGTACACCTTTAAGTGGTACATCCATGTTTGGATTTTCACTCATGTTGTAATAACCAATTTCATCTAATGCATCTTCCTGTTTAACAACTGATTGAAGCACTGCTTCTTCAGGATCATCAGAAAGAGCTTTAGGAGTGTTACCTTCTAGCCAAGCGCGGGCTTGAGGAGTTTCACCCACTAGACGATTAGATTTACGAAGACTGCTGGCAGCGTTAGCCATGGCTTTACCAAGTTTAACCATACCTTGAGCGAGGCTGGTAACAGTACCCATACCAACGTCTTCATACATATTCTTTTTACGCTTCAAGTCAGGCGACTCGTCTTTTAGAGTAGCTAACCAATCAGGAATAAAATCCCAAGTTTTAGGCCACGCTTGTTTCAACGAACCAGTGAGGTTATCTTCAGTGTACTCACTACTAACTGCGCCAACAGTGACACCAGCTGCAGTTTCTACACCAAGAGTTGAAACAGCTTTAACAAAAGCGTTGTTACCTAACCTCCATCCGATACGCCCATGAGCTGCAGCACCACCACCCATACCAAGCCTAGTTAGACCTAGAGTAGGTAGGACAACCGAAGAGATTTGTCGAAGTGCTCGAAAATGATCTGTTTGAAACTCTGGGAGTTTTTGAAAATCTTGACCACTAACTTTGTTAATGACATCTACACCGAAATCCAACATACCAGCAGGAGCAGCAAATGCACCTTCTGCAGTTTGACGAGCGTAGTCACCAAGATCGTAACCTTCTTCCCAGGGGAACTGTTGTTCTTTTTCGCTACCCGTAGGTTGCGTAGGTTGTTGAGTTGTAGTAGGTTGTCCCCCCGTAGGGGTAGTTTCACCTGGAGCTGTAGGCTCGGCTTGAGCAGCTTGTTCTTGTTTAGCCTGCCGCTCAAGCGCCATCTCAGCTTGGAACTCATCAGTAAGTTCCGTTTCTCCAGGATCGACCCTATACATCTCTGTAGGATCGTATTCCATAGTTTAGTTACTTAATTTGGAAGGGGTTAATACCCATTTGTCTAAAAAATTCGTGATACCAAGCAGCCTCAATATTAGGGTCATCACTTAGTTCTACGGGAGGAGCTACATCAATTCCACGCCAATCCCCGTGGGCACCAGGATCGTCCTCACGATATGTACTCGTAATATTATAAGGTTTACCGGAAAAAGGATCTATACGAACGTACTTGTTGTTTGCATCCTTTTCGTTAATCAAAGCCATTAACGCTGTAACACCACCTCTATCTGCAAATTCGGTATGCACATGTTCATTAGCACCATCATGCAGTTTACTATCAAAAAATACAGCCCGTTTGTCAGCTCCACCCCGATAATCTTGCATAGCAGGGTTACCATGAAGCATTTGTCTAATTTGATTAGTTAAACCACTACGTGGAATCATCTGTAAAGCTTCAATACCACCACCATATTTATACATAGAGACTACAAAATCCCTGTGTTTATTCAGCAGTGCTTGACCGGTGTAACCTTGATCAACGAGTAAAGAAATAGCCGAAGCCACAGGACTACCAGTCTCTTTCAACCGTGCAGCATAGTTGGTAGTCATGCCGCTGTTATAATTACCCATAACGTCTGCCAAAGCAGCACTGTAAGCAGGGTTAATACCTGCAGCTTGGGCATCTGTTTGAATTACGGGACCAAGGTTATTGGGGACAATAGCAGGTGTGAACATATTAGTACTCCCTAAACCTCTAGCTGATCTGTTAAAGCTAGGAGTTTTATACAGTAAAGCTTTAAACGAAGGGCTTACGTTTTTATCAACGTGATCAAGAGAAGGAGTTGGGGGAACTGCAGGTACGCCTTGTGCTTCAAGTTGCTTATTAATCATGACCATCATGTCATAACCATTAGTGTAACCTGCAATAGCTTTGAAGATAGCAGGAGGAGTAAACCCAGGTTTCATCATCCTAGCACGTAGTGCCAATGCTTCTTCTTTTGAACGAATAATAGATCCTTTTCTTTCTAAAGTTGGTTCAAGACCATGCTCAACAATGCTAGTACGGATCTCGTCATAGCGCCGTTTTGCTTCAGCTTGACGTGCTTCTGCACTTTCAGGCTGTTTCATCAACTCCGGGTAAACAGGGGGCCGCCCAGGTTCAGGACGCTCTTGCCTAAACTTACCTTTTTTGTTAGCTACCTCGTCTTCGATTTCTTTAGCAACCCTAGCTGCGGCTGTATTAAACTCTTCACCTTGAGCTACTGCTCGATCAACTCGTTTACGGTATTCTGCTCTCATGTGAGTTTGCAGAAAAATACTAGTGGCATTATTAGGTTTGTTAGAACCAAAAGCCGTTACACCGTTAGCGGTTGTTTTAAAAGCATCAGAGTACTCTTTAAAGACACCACTATTATATTTACGTTCTTGAGCTTCAAACCGTTTTTCTAACGCCTTACCTGCGGTGTGATCAAGAGCTGAAAGGGCATCAACTGCCTGTTGAGTAATAAAACCGTCTGGAATAGATTCAAACTTTTGTACTGCTTTTGCCTTTTCAACAGCATCGTAAGTGTAGTTTTTACGAATGTTAGTAAGGACTTGAGGTACAGGTCTAGTTGGATATTCTTTGCGGAAAAACTCTAAAGCTTTGTCAGCATTTGCACGGGAAGGGTCATTTGTAAGCCCAGTGACAATACGTTCTAGGTCTCTTTGATAAGATATTTTTTCAAGGTTGTCCTGAGTGTTTTCGTAATCAATCGTACTATTGTAACGTCTTGATTTCATTGCTGCAAAACGACCAGGATTGTCATCTGCAAACTGTTTACCGTTTTCTTTTAGAACTGCTTGACCAAGCTGCTCCATAGAATACATGTACGTACCATCAGGATTCCTAACAGTAGCTAAATCTTCAAACTTCTTCAACGCATATTCAAAACCACCTTTGTAGGGGTTACGTGCCCAACTACGAAAAGCAGGTAGAATGTTTTGATTAAAGGCAGCTGGGTTGTTTGTCAGAGTAGTCGTAGCATTCTCATCCATCATCTGGTAGAGATTTTTTTCTTCAAACGTTCTGGCGTTTGTAAGAATACCTTGATGAAGATTTTGAACTGCAGTTAGACCATCACGGATCATCTCAGGTTTGTACCTAAGAAGATCGTTGCGTTGTAAAAAGTCACGCTTAAACCTAACCAAAAACTCGGAATTATCAGCAGCGGTTTGTAGAGAATCAGCGTTCTCCATCCGTGCTTTCTGTAGCTCTTGGGAATAGACAGTAGTCAGAAGGTAATTAGCTTTAGCTTGTGCTAAACCATAACGATAACCTGGGCTCATTGCACGTGCTTGTGCAACAGCTAAAGGGTTACCACCTCTAACAAGAACACCATCAAGTGCACCTTGACGTAGTTCTTCATCAGCTTGAAGTGCAGCTTCTCCAGCAACTTGATTGATATTGGTAGGAGAAGTCGGATCAAATTCCATGATCGCCCGTTGACGATCTTCTTCAAACCGTTGGTCCTCAAGTTCCTTCAGCTTTTTACCAGCAGTAGCACTCAAAGTTGCTACACTTCCAAACATAGTTGCAGCAGCTTGTTGGTCAATATTAAATTGTTGTTGAGCTACTGCTGCCTCTGAACGTAGTTGAGTTAATTCATTTTCAGCATTCCTAGTACGAATGCCTGCATTTTTTTCTTCTGCCCGACGGGTGTATTCAGCATCCTCTTGCATTTGAGAAAGAATACGCTTACGATCTTCGATCTCAGCATTACGTGCTGTACGCATTCCTTCTGCAACTCGGGAGCTTTCTTCCCTCATTCGGGCGATATTTTGGCCGCCTACTTGAACTGGTTTAAACCCACCAGGCTGAGCGGCTCTTCTGTATTGTGCTCGTGCCATAGTTAATTAAAGAAAAGGACCATAACGTTCAGCCCCAGTTTGTGGGTTAAACCTGTAATTAGAAGAGCTTGAGTTGGAATAATTTTCAGTTGGCGGCGGAACGCTAGGATTACCACCCCAATTCACACTAGCTAGACTACCAGCAGCACTACTAATACCACCAAAAATAGGTGCCAAAGTACTTTGTCGCGTAGGTTCAGGGACGTACTGAGCTTGTACTTCCAATGGCTCCACAAAGATACGCTCAGGTGCCATAGTAGGTGCAGGGATATCAGGCAGCGTCTCAGGGCGAATCATCATCGCCGCACGTGCTTGCTCATCGGCTCCGTACTTACGCAAACCAATGTCACGCATGTTACGCTGCATCTGTTCCACCGAACTCGATAAACTAGCATCCATAACAGCGGTGTTACGTCCTAACTCTGCAATAGTAGATTGAAGAGCTTTAGTCCTAGAACGACCAGCTTGACCAAGACTAGCTCTACCTTCTGCCTTTAGTTGATCAATCAGAAGACCTTCACGAGTAAAGGCATCTTCAGACATGATTTCATTAAGAGCAGCCTGTTCAGACTCACGTGCTTGAATCGCAGCAATGTTATTGTACGTCAGTTGATTACGTGTGTTTTCAATAGACGTGCTGTACTGGTTGACTGCTTGTAGATACTGAAAATCTTGAAGACTTTGATTATACTGCCAACTTCTTACCGCAGTATCATATTCATACTTACGAAAGTTGTAGTAGTTTTGTTTCTCAGCTTCAAATACTTTTCGATTGTATTCGTTTTGAGCAGCTGCTGATTTCTGAGCTGCTTGCCTTTGAGCGTCAGCATTAGCTTCTGCTTGCTCGTTTTGGCTTTGAGCATTCTGGGAGGCAGCAATACCACCTACAAGACCAGCAACACCTGCTATAACACCAAAGATGTTCATCTCCAAGCCTGACTCAGCCAGCTGATCATCTAGAAGGCTGTGCCCTTTTGGATTAAATTCAAAGTCAAACATTAAGCCCTCCTATACTGTCGTGGAGAATAGTTACCCTCCCACATCATTGACACCAACGATACAGGATACGGAAAATCACTTGTCACTTTAAGTTCAAAATTAGTATTACGTTGATGGATGGGGACGACAAACAGAAACTCAGACTTAACAGGATTACCCGTTGCTTCGTAGTCGTTAATGGTAGTCACCTCTTTAACGTCAATCCATTCTTTGGAACTTCCAAGTCGTGTTTTAAACGTTAAAGCACCAGATCTACCTGCAGACAGTTTGACACGTGCAACAGTCAAGGGTGCAGTGTAGTCTGTGGTGGTTTCATTACGGCGGAAATAGAATGTAGGTAGAGTTACTTCAAAGTCATACCTGTAACCTACTACTATACTTTTTTCAAATTCAGTGATGTCACCTTTTACTTCAAAGTACCAGAAAGTACTACCGGCTATATCAAGAGATTTCGGTACTGCTTGAACAGAAAAACCTGCACTTGTGGAAGGTTTAGTAACTAAAACAGTACCCTCTTTATCAGCAATAGGTGTGAATGGTAGGAAAATTTGAGTTACATCGTTTGTCTCATCATAGAAAACAGGTATAATTCCTTCTTCATTATAATCAGGTAACGACATGAAATCGAGACAAGCGTTGCCTGAAATTATTGAAGGATAAACACCAGGACCTGTTACTTCAATCTCACCGTTAGGGATTTCATCCAACGTGATTGATTGAATAGTGTATTCATCCTCATGCTGACCGATAACAAAGATGTCATCGTTCACAATGGAAACAAACTGAATGGTACTAGTAATCTGCCACTTAGTCCATGCTTCAAGTAAATTCCGTTCACCATTATTATAGAAACGGAACAGGTACATGTAAGACGAATCTCTGTCCACCAACGCAACCAAAGAGTTTTGTGGACTAACGATAAGGTCGTCAATAGTATTAGGAATCCATTCCAATACTGGTTTACTGATGTCTACCACAATCGGATTCTGTTCAACGTCCTGTAGTTGAATAGAAAATACCTTACTGTATTGTGCGAGTTTGCTAACAAAAATAGCAGTCGTACCTACATCAACAGGTGAAATGGTCGGATCCATCTCATAATTAGAAATGGTGCGAACAAGGGTTGTTGATGGTGTTAGAATACTACCATCAGTTGAAAATACTTGGAACTGCTGTTGTTCACTAAATAGAGTAAGACCTTGTGGAGAAGGTAGAACGTCAACTAGTTTAACTGGTGTAATACTCGATACGTTCAAATCAATGGGGTCTGAATCAATCTGAGTTAATGCAGAACGACCAAAGAAGTTGTAAGCATCATTAGCTACACCAAAGATAACGTTATCTTCAGACAACAATCCTAGACGGTTATTGTAGAAGAACGTAGCTGTAACAGGTTTACCTGTATAAGTATGTGGTGTTACTGAGGTATCAACAGTAAAAATAGAAGGAGGGGGATTAGTAACATCATCTCCGGCTTCCCGAGTACTCCACGGGCTAGGTCCAAAAGTAAAGGTAGTTTCACCAGTTCTAATCAGTTGATGGGGCATGGATGATGCTACAACACCAGCAGACACATCACGTGCCCGTGCTTCTTTCCAGTAACCTCTACCTCGTTGTCCGTTGTATGCAACGTATTCAACGTAGTAATCATCAGCAGCAGAATCACTGTTGAGGATAGTTACGTGATGACCATGGAAGGATTCAACAGGAAGCTTAGAAACATCAGTTACTTCGTCTTCAAATACTTCAATAGCATCGTTGTTTAGACCACCTTTAACTTCAATAGTAAAGGCAGTAGGATCAAGGTAAGAGCCGTAATCTGTAATTACTTGATCGGCTGCGTTAGACTGGTTCCACCGTTTGATGACAAGACTATTGGTGTAACCTTCTAAACCCCATTGACCATCAAAGTCAGGATTATTAGCTGTTTGTTGTGCCAAAATGGTAGCTCTAATTGCATCAACTAAATGATGATTAGTGTTGACATCTTGTGAATCGTACAGCAACATGTCATCAAATGTTGCCCCATTTTGAGCAGTAACTGTAGTTGTAATACCTTGAATAGTTACACTGTACTCAAAAGTTTCAGTTAAATTAGTCAGCTTAATAGTAGCTACAGAATTAGCAACGTAACTACCAGGTGCTTGCATGGTAGGCGTCACACCCCGATTAGTAACAAGGGTGGTATCTTGAATACTACGGAAGTGGTAATCAGAACCACTCAGATAACTTGTGCTATAAGCACCTCCACCAGGAGCTGTTACGGAACACGGTACACCTTCTGTAGTCCAAAGATAAATATTGGTACCTTTAATAGCACCAACGTAAGAAGTAGCCGCTCCACGGTTAATAGAAAACCACGTACTATCTTCTAATTGAGATTTAGTGTAAGGTGTACCATAAACGGTTCCAGCGCGGAGAAGGTTACGGAATTTCATACCTGGTCTTTTAAGAAGACCGTAGGTCGGATCAGGATACCCGTTAATACACTCAGATACCTGACCTTCTAATTTTTTGTCGTCGTTTTGTCGTGAGACACCACCAAGAAAATTAGGTGTCAGTTGAGTTACTGCGGGCATTATCGGAGTAGTGCGTTAAAGGGGCTATAGCTACGGTAGTAATTACCATCCTTAGGTGAACCAAAGATGGTTACATCATTTTGATTACATTCGTATTCAAGAGCCATCGCCCTTGTATACGCTTCTTTCTGTTGCAGCATTTGATATTGATTAGGATCACCAATAGTACGACTACAGAAAACTGCAGCTGCACGTGCTACAATGTAAGCTTGAATTGGTTGAGGAAGATATTCATACTCCATTTCCCAAACCATATCTAGGTAAATAGTTTCGTTAGTATCCCACACATCAGTGTGACCAATAGTGTCGTACAGGTAACCACCACGGTTTACCGCATTACGACCAAAATTAGCTACGTAGTCTTGACTAAGGTCTACTTGAATAGCATTGTTAGGGATAGCAATTTTTTTAGTAGAGCTATCAGGTTGGAGTTGAGTATAATTACGTTCTCTATTGAAGGACCAACCTTCTGACTGTACTTCCCGTGAAACTTCCGTTAACGTGTTATAAGCAATCGCAACGTCCGGGTTGGTTTGAGTTTCAACTTTGTAAGAGACTTCTGATTTAATCAGAGTTGTACTAGCTACTGTCTGAGAAATGTTAACAGTATAGTTATATGTTTCTGGATCAGTACCTTGAGCAACACCTGCAGTAGCAATAGAAGTACCTTGGGTTACACCTGTACCAGAGATATACGTACCAACAGGAATATTATCTTCTTCTGTAGTAAGAGTGGTTCCACTAATAGAGCCAACAAAACTGTCAGTTTTTTCTAGTACAAAAGTTTCTTCAGTCGTTAACGTGTTTACAGGAGCCTGACCAACTGACGCCAGGATCTGATTAACAGCTTGTAGCTCAGTGTTGGAGCCAGTAGTAGGGTAAGGCATAGTTGATAATAAGACTAATTCTCAATAAGGAATTAAAAAAAAGGAGCCCCCGAAGAGGCTCCCATAAAAAGCGCTAAAACCTTATCAGGCGTTAGCAGGATAAGTAGTACCGAAGGCAGCACCTGCAGTACCAGTGTGAAGTTCCACACAAGCAGCAGGGTTCAGGAAGTCAGCACCCATAGCCAGACGACCCAGGATCACATCACCCTGATAAATCACGGAGACATCACCCGAGGTGACTTGAACTTGAGGAGAGATAGCTTCCACACAACCAGCAGCTTCACGTTGGAAGATCAGACCGCAGGAAGTATCGAACGCAGCCTGAGCACCGTAGTTGTTGTTGAGACCGCCACCAACAGTACCAGCCTCCAGCTCAGAATCGCTACCAACAAAGTCACCAGTGTTACCAGGAGAGGTCACACCAGTAGCACCACCGTACTTAACACCGTAGTTACCCAGGAACGGAATGTTCATGGACTTGTAGATCTTGATACCAGCGATCTCGATAACGCCCTTACCGGACTGCAGTGCAGCGCCTTGGACATCACGATTGATCAGACCAGAATCACCAGTTTGCTGGATCAGAGCGTAGTACTGACGGGGGTTCAGAACACCCACACGACCATCTTGGCTAACACCCTTTTCATCAAGGGCAGCAGCAGCATCGTAGAAGGCGTTAACCAACTTGGATCTGAGTACCACCGGGCTCTTCCATGCTCACCAGGCCAGCACCGGTACCAACGGATTGGACAGGGGAAGCCTGACGTGCACCTTTAGCGATAGCACGGAAGATCAGACGGTCATACTTTTCAGCCAGAGCATAACCGATCTTACGGGAGATCTCGCTACGCAGGTCGTAATGGCTGAGAACTTCATCCAGCTCATACACAAAAGCCGAGCTGATCAGCAGGTCATCACAGGTGATGGTCTTCTCAGCCACAGGGGGACGACCATTGGTGTCACCCAGGATGCTGTTACCGCCCTTGAGGGTACGGCGCATAATCAGGTCCCGAGCAATAGTATTGTTCTGGAAACCTTTGAACATCTCACCGCTAAAAAGCTTGAGATACAGAGCACGGGCGTCACCCGTACCATTAAGTTGACCACCACGGGTAAGCCCGGCGGTCATATCCGAAGATTGAAAAGCCATTGTTTTAAAGAGAG